TCTCACGCTGTGTTGAAAGGAATTCATTGTATTGTTTAGCTTGAGCATCTCTAGCTTTAGATTTGACTTCCTCTAGCTGCCTTGTTTCTTGTCTTAACTGGTAGTCCAGTTTGGCTGCAGCTGTGGGATCTTCCTCATAAAGCCTTTGAAGATCTTCACTTCCTTGACGTTGTCTGACAGTAGCGTCAGCAGTTGCAATTAGTTCATTTAACTCTGATAGTCGAGTGTCATAAGATTGACGCAAACTACTCTTTTGATTTTCAAGATCTCTCTTTTCCATACCTAAAGAATGAGTTTTTTGTCTATAATCTGAGTCTCTAGAATAACCTGCCTTCAGTTCATCGAGGGTAACTTCTAACTCTTGACCTTGTACTTTTAATCGGTGGAGTTCTGGTTCCTCTAATTCTGTTTGCGTTTCTTCTGTTGTCTCAGTATTTTCAGTTACTTGCTCCTTAGTTCCTTCAGACGTTGGTTGACTTTCTGGAGCTTCCTGTTTCTCAGGTGTTTCCGATGGTTCTACTTTAGTTTCAGTTTCTTGTTGATCTTTTGGATTCAATAGTCCTGAAATCTTATCTGCAGCACCTTGTATGTTGTTGGCTTCTGCCATAACGTTCCTTTCGTGTTGGTTGACGTAATTGAAGTTGCGTTAGCTTAACTTCTTTTATTTAATTGGTCTAACTCTTGTTGAGTTAGTTTTCCACTTGCCATGACGCTTTGTAAATGTCCTCTGATTTTGTCTACTAAATTGTAGGCTACCCAAAGGTATGTACGCTGTTCACTCTCAGTGAATTTTGTATTAAAGATTTCTGTTTTATAAATTTCCAGAAGATCTTCGAATGCTGTTTTAAGCAGGGGATCGTTTAGGAGTTGTTCGGCTTTCTTGCCCTCCCTGACTTGCTTTTCCTTGTTGTCCATCTATTTGTTGTTTAGTGTTAAAAAAAGATTCTTGTCCTTTTACTATTTCTTTCATTAGATTACCAGATGATTTTAGATCTTCTTGTTCTAACATAGATCTTCGTTTCAATTCTAGTTCATCTATTTTAGATCCATACTTAAGTTCAATTTCTTTTATCTTTAATTCAAAGTCTAAAAGATTTTGTCTCATCATAGCTTCAATACGTTTAACTTCTGTTTCAGCTTTTAACTGTGCTCTTTGGTTTTCACCTTGAACCTGTGCTAAAGTCACCTTCTCAAATTCAGTAGGTGGTTTAGGTGGAAGTTGTGGCATTTGAGCTGCTCCTACATCTGGATCCATAAAGAAAGGTTCTATACTATTTAGACCTGCATTTTCAACTAATTTCTTTAAAGAATTATAAATATTTCTTAAATTAACCATTGGACCATAAACATTCTGTTGTAGATTAATTGCAGACATTTGTCTTTCTAAAATAGCATTAATCAGAATCAACTGTTGTTCTTTTGATCCTGTACCTAATCCAACATGGATAGTAACATTAACTCTGTCTTTCCATTCGTAAGGTCTCATAGGTATATATTTACCTCTGATCCTTACGATCTTTTCTTTTTGTTGATATTTACATATCAATTCAAACATTTTTATTGCTAAGTCTTTAACACCTGTTTCAGCAAAGATTCTAGCAATCAACTCCATTCTCATTTGAGATTGAGTTAAAACTTGGTTCATACCAGTTGCAGTACTATTATTTAAACTATCAGGATTTAATCCTTGTGATGTTTTACTAACACCTGTTCTAGTTTCTTTAACTGCATCTAAGTATGCCAACATACCACTAGCTTGTTCAGTAATGGGTTGAGCCTGAATAGGCATCATAACATTCTGAGGTGGTTGTTTAGTTCTTACGATTCCTCCAGGACGATTAGTTAATAAGTCGTCCATAGCAACTTGACCATCTTGGATGGCAACTCTATTGTTATTTGTTAGATACATATTGTCTAACATTTGTCTCATAACAGTAGATTTAATTAATTGAATATCTTCTACTAATTCTGCAATAGATCTTCCATGAAATCTGTGAGGCATAATAACAGGAGTCATAGATATAAATGGAATTGTATCCACTTCAGTTACATCTAATAATTTTTTACCATCACCTGCTACACAAGCTTTTATTAATTCTGCTACACCATCTCCATCTGCATCCATTCTAATATAGCATTCATGAATTAAAACCATGTCAGTAGATTTGTCTCCAGTAGATTCTCCTCTACCAAAATCTATATTTTGATGTCTAACAAATTTATCTTCAGAATAAGTTTCACCATCACCTGTTGGTAATGAATAAACTAAATCAGGATCATATCCCATTTCAATTAATTCTGTTTTAGTTTTATTAACTCTATGTGCTACAAAGTTTGCTGAATCTATATCTTTGCATCTTCTTTCAATTAAAAATTCTTCAGGTGGAACTGGATCTATTCTTACTTTACCATATAATTTTGTTCTATGTATAACTACATCATGTAGTTTAACTTTGTCTATTTCTTTACCTGCGTCATCTGTAATAGGTTCTTCGTATTCTGAATGATGTGTTACACTTACTTCACTATTTTCAACTAAGTCTGTAAACTCATCATCTGTTAATCTTGTATATTCTTCTCTTTCAGTCTTTTGAGAATCATCCCAATAAACTTTTAAAATTCCATTTTTTTGAATTAGTGCATCTTTAAATGCAGTATATAATGCTGTAAATCCATTATTCTCTTTTAAGAAAATATGGTTTAAATAATCTGAAGCTTGTCTTGCCATTTCTTCATCTTCAGGTCCAGTACCTTCACAAGCAAATACATTATCTCCTGAAGTAAATATCTTCATAAGAGATGGCATTAAACTTTCTACAGTATCCATTACATCATTAGAGACTACTTGAGATCTTCCTTCTTGTTCATTACCAAGAGGGTTTCCTAAATAATATTCTAATGATTTTTTTCTTCTAGCTACAATTTCTCCACCAATATAACCTGATGAATTATGTATTTCTTTTGCTAGAATTGATAATATTTCTTGTTCTGATTTTTCTTGTTTTTTCATACTACGTATTTTGTATCTATATTAATTGGTTTATCCCACTCAGATGTATCTAAAGGTTCGGATACACATCCATACCTAAACGCATCACTTGCGTGTGAACACCAATCATGGAGAGGTTTATTTTTGAACACTTGGTTCTTCTCATCCCATTGTTTTCTATATTGTCTTAAAGCATCTAATCCTTGTTTACATTTTACTCTATCAAAATAACAATTTGGTAAAACATTTCTTACAGATTCAATACCATGATCTACTTCTAATTTTGGAGCTACTTCAAAATCTATTCCTAATTCGTTTGCTACTTCTAATCTAGATTTTCCTGTTCCAAGCTCACGTGCCATTATGTCGTGAGGTGCTATATGATTAGAATAAGCATAATCTTTTTCTGATAAAATATCAGCATAATGTGCTAAACTTTCACCAGAGTTTTCGTAATAGTCTACTAGGTGTACCTCTTGTCCAACTCTTTGTGCAAACCAAATAGCTGTACTATCTCCGATCCCCAAATCCCACCAGGTTTCCACACCTACATTTTCATCTACAGGAACGTCTCCTATTCTTTTTTCTTTATCAGCTTTAGTTATTAATCTTCCATAATAACTTCCACTAACTGCTGCAGTAAATGAACATTCAAATTCTTGTTCAAACTGCTCAGGAGTCATAATAGCCTGTGCTTGTTCTAATTCATCATCAGGAATTACTTTGGTATCAGAAGCTCTGTAAAGTTTCCCATACCAATCTTTATGACCACGTTGTGCATAATCATAAACTTCCCAAAATTGATTATGACCCATTGGTGTACCGATAAATAAAACCCATCCTAATTTATCTGCAACTGCAGGTCTAACAATTTCTGTCCAAACTCTTGGAGACATGATAGCATATTCGTCCAGGACAACTGCATCAAATCCCATACCTCGAATACTATCTGGATTATCTGCTCCAAAGATTTGTATTCTTGATCCATTAAATAGATCTATTCTTAATTCTGTTTCGTTTCTACCACCACCCCATATCATTAATGGTTTAGTGTAAAACTTTAAATATTCCCAAGCAATGGCTTTACCTTGACGATAAGTCGGAGCTATGAATGCACATAAAGCTCTTGGTTTACCTGCTGCTGTTTTTATTAATTCGTTAATTGAAAGGACTGATTTCCCAAATCTCCGATGACATACAAGTACACTAAATCTTTTTAAATTATCGTGAACTGCTTTTTGATACTCACGAGGTTTATAAGGAACCTCAATTATTTTAACTTTCTTCTTTTTGCCATTGGACTTTGATTTCGATTGGGTCATCTGATCCTATTCTCGTATTAGTTGATGCTAATCGTGGATGAACATAAGGTGCTGCTTTTTCGGCTGCGTATAATTTACGTTCAGGTGCACTTGCAGGATTGTTTAACACAGATAGAAGATAATCTAAAGGAGAATGTTGGTATTTAACTGCCATTTCTTCCATAGATTTCCACAGCTTTTTAGTCTTAGCACCAAAGGGTCTACCAGCTCCTGATCTTTTACCACCATGATTTGGTTCCTCTTTAGATTTATCTACTTCGTTTTCGTATGTTTTATCTTCTTCAACCATTAGATTATCTTTCTGCCTTTTTTATTTTTATTATATTGTCTATAAGGTGCCCATTGTAATCCTCTGTCTCTTTTAGCTATAGTTTTAGCTAATTTTTTTCCACCAAGATAAGCACCAGTAGCAACTAATCCAGGTATACCTAAAGCACCAGCTCTTAAAGCTAGTTTACCTGCACCCATAACACCAGCTCCAACTGTTCTACCTAGTTTTACTGTTGGTCCAGCGTATTTTTGAAACTGTGCACCATGTTTAATTTGTTTTTTGGTAATGAATTTTTTAGTTTTG